TATATTTATAACAAAACCAACAGTAAAAAATGTCTAGACTAACCGAAAATAACGACGAATTTTACGGAAAAAGAAGAAAACCTAACAAAACTAAGGGTAATCCTGGTAATGTTGACTTAGAATTCGAATCAATTAACCCTTATGAATTTAAAAAGGGTATGAATTATGAGTTAAATAAAGTAGGTGTTCTTACACTTCGTGAAGCCTCTGAAGAGGATAGAGAAAAAGCCACTGAAGCTGTTCTTAAAAATTTAAAAGACGTTCCTGCTTATTATTCTTACATGGAACATTACGAAGCTACTACACGTAATATGGATCGTAAGCCATCATTTAAATCTTTTTTAAAAGAATTAGAAGGCCATTCAATGAAAGAAATTGGTGAAAAATTCACTGAAGATAAAATGAAAGAAATCAAGCTCAAAGAATCAATTAGAGCTGAGGTTAGAAACAAAATTAACGAACTTTTCAAAACAAAATAAAATGACTATTGAAGAATTAAACAAACTTATCAAAGAAGAGCTTGATGCTTTCTTTGAAGCTGAAGATGAAGAGGTTGAAACCCCTGAAATGGACAGCGAAGACGATATTGAAGTAACTACTGACGAACCTGCTGAAGAGGATGAGGCATTAGATACTTTAAGACAAATTTATGACATGCTTAAGCCTATGGTTGAGCCTGAAGAAGAACCTGAGATGGATATGGAAGAACCTGAAGAAGAAGAAGGTGAAGAGGCTGAAGAAGAAGGTGATGAAGAAGAAGCAGTCGATGAAGCTGTTGATAACCATACATTCTTTAGAGCAGATAATGTTTCAAGAGTTGCCCCCCAAGCAAAAGATGTTCAGGGTACTCGTGAAAAAATGAATGAATCAGTAGCTCGCTTCCAAAAGCTCGCAAATATTAAAGGATAATTTCAATGGTCAATATAGACGCTTTATTATTAGAATGGGCGTATAGATGTAAGAAGGGCTATCCTGATTTGGATAGCCCCTCTGATCTTCGTATATTAAAGTCTATTCTAAAAGAACAAGGAATTTCTTTACCTTTATCTGAAGATTTAGCAGGAGCTGAACAAGCCCTTAATACTAAAGAAATTGATTCTAAACAAGAATTTCTTGATTTATTAGATAAGGAAGATATTAGACCTGAAAATATCCAAAAACTTTCAGCTATGGTTATAAAATTTGATCCTGACTTTCAATTAGACGAAGAAGAAGACTTAAGCAATAAAATAGTTGACAATAAAGATGATCTTTTTGATCAGATTAACCAAGCAGAAAATTTAACTCCAGAACAATTTCGAAGATTATCTTCTACTTATTTATCATTTGAGTATGAAGATGAAATAAAAGAATACTTCTTTAAAAAAGGAGGCAAGGCTTTTATGCAAGACCAAGTTTTTAGTGTTTTATTTGATTCTATGGTTAAACAAGGGGATATTCTTAAATTTAAAGAATATATAAAATCTCCTGAAAAATTCAATAAAATATTTAAAGATAAAAAGGGTAGTTTAATAGAACCCTTAAAAGGAGCTTTTAGTGATGAGTTTTTATATAAAATGATAACCTTAGATGGAGCATATGGAGGTACTGCTATAGGTAAAGGAGAATTTTTTTTATGTTTAGTATGTGATGATTTAAAATTTGAAGGAGAATCTGAGGGTGATTTAGATTGGGCTGGTAAAGGTTTAGAAATAAAAAACAAAGGAGCTAAACCCACAGGACAAAAAGCAGCATATAATGCTAATTCCCATGACTTAATCTTTAAAAACTTATTTAGATTCTTTAAGCAATTAGTAGTTAGATATAATCCTGATCCTACAGAATTTGGTTACCAAAGATCTAAAAAGAACTATATCTCTATTAAAAGTATTAGAGGGTTTAAAGGATTTAGAAGTCTTGTTAACGTTAATTGGCCTTATAAGATTAAAGCTCTTTATAATGAAGTATTAAATAGAGATTTATATAACGGCGAAAACGATAAAGTAAAAAAAGAATTTATAGATGTATTTGCTTCAAGCTTTAGAGAATCTTATAAAGATTTAGGAGACGCTAATGTAATGGATATAGATCAATATTTTAATGATTCTGAATTTGATGCTGATCAATTTACTTTAGATTGGGGTATTGCGGTAGTAGAAGATTATATGGAAAGTGAAGGGTTTGATTATGTTTTATTTATAAATGATAATACTTTTAAATATCAATTATTTGAAAAAGATGAAATCATTGAAAAATTAACATTAGATCAAGGTAAAGAATCATATATTTATATTAGTCCTAAAGACGGATTACCTCGTTGGTCCGCAGTTTATACATTAACTGACTGATTTTATGTCTTTAAATAGTTTTTTTGACTCATTAGATACTGAGTCCCAATTTGAGGCTTGGAAAGCCTCAATTAAACAAAAATTAATTCACTTAAAAAATATAATTCCTATCGAAAATAAATCGGAATTATATTATGTTAATGAAACTATAAAATTTATCGATTCAATCAATATATTAAGTACTGAATACTTAGCTCACTACCCAGAAGCTCAAAGTAAAACATACCTAAAAGAAAGATTAAGGATTTGTAATTCTTATTACAAAAAATTTGGAGTTTAATAATTTATTTATTATATTTAAGAAAAATTAAATTATGGCAAGATATCAACAACAAATGAATGTAGCTATGGAACGCTTAGATCAAGGCTTAGCTCGTATTCATAGCATGGTAAAGCGTGGAAAAAATACCGAAGCAATTCATTTTATGGAAAACGATTTAAAAGAATTATACGAAGAACTCCAAAATCTTATTAATATAGAACCAGGTAGAGATGGTTCTAAAATTGGTATGTTATGATAGGAGCAGAACAGATTAAGGTTAATTTTGAAGCCTTTAATGGTATTTTAGAAGCAAACTTTGAGGGCGAACGTTTAGAAAAACTCAAAACCCTTACTGATTGCTTAAAAGAACGAATGATGTTCGCGCCAGCATCATCTAAAGACTGGTTTAATAACGCTTTTCCGGGTGGTTATCTTGACCATGTTTTACGTGTAAACAAAATTGCAAATCAACTCCATAAATTATATGGTTTTCATGGAGCAACTGAATCATACACAGGTGAAGAACTAAATTTCGTATCTTTATTCTGTCAATTAGGTAAATTAGGAGATTGGGAACATGAATATTTCACTAAAAATGACTCTGATTGGCACGTTAAAAATCTTGGTATGGTATATAAGTTTAACGAACATGTACCTGCTATGAAAATTTACGACCGCACAATCTACCTATTACAAGATGCAGGTATTAAAATTTCACATAACGAATATTTAGCTATTCGCAACCAAGAAGGTTTATTTGACGAAAGTAATAAATTTTATTTTTACAGTGGTCAAAAGGAAACCAAATTTCGCAACCACCTTCCACTACTTATCCACCAAGCTATCCAAACAGCTCAAGAAATTGAATACCAAATGTGGAGTTCAGGAGGGAAGGTTGTACAAAAAACGGATAAACCCGCTAATGCTTCCAAAGCTGATAAAACTATAAGGAAAGCTAAAGCGATAAATGTTGAGAATAATCCTAACTTCAACGAAAAAACTAAATCAATTATAGATTCATTTTTTACTGACTAATGGAAATAATAATTGCAATATTATCAGCCCTATTAATTGTAGCTGGATTCGCTATTCGTAATCTTATTAAGAAAAACGAAATACTAGAAGATTTTATAGCGAAACAAAGTGAAGCAATAGATTCTTGTGATCGTAGATTAAAAACAATTGACGATAAAGGATTTTTTGTTGCTGACGATGAGATAGGTTGGTTTTTTACTGAAGTTAAGAAGATACAGGAGGCATTAAATGAATTTCGCCTTCGCTAAATAAATGACCAAAAAGAGGGGACGTAAAAGTCAAAGACAATATTTTACAGAAGATACTGAACTAGCGATTATAGAATATCTAGCTAGCGAAGATCAAATTGAGAGAAATAGAATTTATAACGATAGAATTCATCATTCGTTTTATAAATTAGCTGAAAATCTCATTCATACTTTTAAATTTTACTACACTGAAGTAGATGACCTCGAGGATTTAAAACACGAGGTTATCTGCTTCCTACTCGAGAAGCTTCATTACTTTAAAGTAGGTAAAGGTAAAGCATTTTCATATTTTAGTATTGTAGGTAAAAACTACCTTATACTTTATAATAATAAAAATTATGCTCGTAAAAAAGGTAAAGCAGACCCTTTAGAAGCAGACACTGACAATGAGATATTAAGTGAATTTGAAAGACAAGAAACTAGAAATGAAAAAGTAGAGTTTTTAGATTTATATATCGATTATATAGATAAGGTTTTACCTATCATGTTTAAAAAAGATGATGAATTATTAGTAGCAGAAGCGGTTTTAGCAATATTAAAAAAACGAGATTATTTAGAAATTTTTAATAAAAAAGCAATCTATATTTATATTCGTGAAATAACAGGTTTAGAAACTCCTATTATTACTAAAGTTGTAAAAGTATTAAAGAATTCATTTAATAAATGTTATTCTGAATATCTTGAAACTGGATATATTTATAACCATGAGTAATCCACTTGATATAATATTATTTGACGGAAAAACATCATCCGATATTTTTAAAGAAATATACTCTAATAGCAAAAAAAAAGATAAACAAGTAAATGCTTTAATTGCTGAGTTAAAACCCTTAATACAAAATATTGGAGATGCACCTGTTGTAGTACCTCTTATTAAAGAATATCTTGAAGTAGGTGTTAAAAACGATGAGCATCTCATTAAAATGATGGCTGTAATACAACGTATGCAAAATACTTCGTCTTCAGGTGGGGGTGATTCATTATTAACTGATGAAGAACTTAAACAATTACAAACAATAGCTGAAGAAGTAGCGAAAAATGAGTCTAAGAAGGAATCCTAACCAAGGTAAATCAGTAGGTCGATCAGGTAGTCAAAAAAATCAAAACCTAACTAAAAGAGTTGTTGATGTAATTCTATCATCTGATCATCAGGCTTATAATAGTCCTGAAGATATAGGTACTATATTCTTTGTAGAAGTAGGATTTAACCAGGACTATACCGATTCTACAGCTTTACCTTCTGCTAAGCCATTAAATAGAAATGTTTTTACTTATCCTAATATTGGAGAATTAGTTCAAATTGTAGAATCAACTAGTAATGATGTTTATAATGACTTAGAAGGAGATATTAATTCAAAAATCAATTACTATACTCCTGCTATTAATATTCATAATAATACATCTAGTAATGCTTTACCATTAGAAAAAGACTCTAAAAAATTAAGATCTAAAAGAGAACCTAACGTTAAAAGTTTTGAATTTAAAAAAGAATTTAAATCACCCAGTAGAGAAACAGCCAAAAAACAATTAGATAATTATTTAGTTAGCCTAGGCTATACTGGTAGTAATGACCCTAATGCTCCTTTATATAATTTAAATCAGACAGCAAATGGAGATTATATTTTTAGATTAGATGATTCACAAGATAATGAACAAGCTGTTGTAAAATTAGGGAATTACTTTAAAGAAAATCCTGAATTAAGACCTTTAACCCCGAGTGAAGGTGATTCTATTATAGAGGGTAAAAACGGACAAAGAATCCGCCTTACTACTACAGGTCCAACTGGAACAAACGCTATAAGTAATAATGTAACTGATGCTCCTGATGACGGGAATCCTAGTATAGGAGATAAAGCTATGGTTCTTAGTTTAGGTAATGATTCACAAGAAAATATAACTAAAGATGCTGCTTCGGTTTATTTACTTGAAAATCAAAGTATTCCTATAGATGTAGCTTCTACTAATGTTGATTCTTTAAATTCAACTTATAGTCCTCAACCTAAACCTTTAGAGGAACTTAGTAAACCCCCTTCAGAGGTTATTCCCCAAACTTTACCTGAAAAAGAATTACAAATTCAACAGGTTCAGTTTGATTTTAGTGCTGCTTATGAGTCTAACCCTATAACATCAGTTTCATCATCTGAGGTAGATTTTGTAGAAGATGATCCTGTATTCGCTGCATTGGATGAAGCTCAAGAAGAAGGATTAATAAACTTCGATGATGAAAGTTTTGAAATAGCAGGAACTGAACTTGATGAAGAAGGGCAGCTCGAAAATAATGCAGGCGGTGATTTAGATTCAGGGGGTGATTCTGGGATAAATGGTGGTGATCCTGAAACAGGAGATGAATACGATACTGATCGTAGAGAAGGAGAACCTATTATATTTAAAAATAATAATCAATTTATTAAATGGAAAAAGGAAGGTAATGGGAAAGCAGATTATCCCCTTAAATTTATCTTTAATAAAACCAAGGGCCAAAAAGAAGGAATAGTAGATCCCAAATCTATTACTGATATGATTACTAAACTTAAAGCAGATGGAGTTAATGCTGCTAATCTTCCTAATATAAAACATTTAGTATGTCACGTTACTGCTACTAGTTATACTAACCAACACGATTTAATGGGTTTATTTGCTTATACTAAAGATGGAAATGGATGGTCTAGACATGGGTACAATATAAGTGTAGATTCAGATGGGGGTTGTAATTATAATGTTGATTTAATTGAATTTGGTTTTTCAAATGGATCGGGTGGTAATGTATATTCAAAAGAAATACAAGGATTTGGACCTTTAACAAATTCAAATTCAATTAATATTAGTTGGATAGGAACTGTAGATATGCCTATGGCTAGAACAGATTTAACTAAAGACGAAACTTCTTTTAACGAAAAGACTACTACATCACCCAACATTACATCTAAACAAGCATATGCTTATGAAAAATTAATTAAATATTTTGTAGAAGCTTTTCCTGATATTAAAGTAGTAGCACATAATCAAATTACAATTACAAAGGGATATGGTAAATCTTGCCCTGGTTGGAATAATGTTAGATTTTGTGAAAATATAGGAATACCTAACAATAATATTCATAAATTATTCCCTAGTGATTTTTCAGTGAGTGATTGGGTTAATATTATTAAACCTAATCTTAAAGAAAATAATAAAACATCTACAATAAATACTATAGAAGCAACCGCTAAAAAAAACATGGGTAGATATTTTCAAAATTTTAAAAGTTATAAAGAAAAAAAATATAGTAAAACCGCTGATTATTTATATTATTTAACTCGACCTTCAGAAGCAGATCAAATTTCTTAATTATGGCAACTAATTTTATACAAGAAGATTTATATGTAGGTAAACAAATATTAATTGACAGTGATCGATTAGTATTTAATGGTCGTGATGATAGTGTTTTTTCTGCTAAAAACTTATTTGTATTTAAAACTGAAGGTGAGTTTCATGTTAATAGTAGAAAAGATGTTTTTATAAATGGGTCTAAAATATTTATAGGACCTATTGAAAATGGACAAGATGTAAATATACCTGCAGTTAGAAGTAGAGAATTAAAACAAATTTTGACTGATCTAATTAATGCTTTAGATATGTTTTTTAAAGTTCAATACCCAATGACTTCGGGTTTAATGGGACCTAACCCAGGTGTTAATAATGGTTTAAATAAGGTTATTTTAAAAGATCTAGCTAAAATCAAATCTAGATTAGATGATATAGAAAGTAAAAAAGTATTTATTAAATGATAAGTAGATTAGTAAATAATATTCTTAACCAAGCATCTTTTACTCTTTCTGATTCAAAGGATAAAATTTTAACTGTGGCTAAAAAAAGAGCCCAAGAAGAAGGTATTACTAATATTCCTTCTCCTCAAGATTTTAAACAACAACTTGAAGGGTTAGCTTTAGATTCTCCTAATGCTTTACAAAAAGCTGAACAAACTTATAACAAATTTAGAAACTTATTAGAAACTGCTATAAAAAAATTAGAAGGATTAAAAGAAGAATTAGAGGCCATTAAAGCAAAATTTACTTCTATAAAAGATAATTTTATTAAATTAAATGAAATCACTAACATCTTTGCAGATCCCGAAACCGGAATCCTTACTATTTTAAAAAAATTATTACCTACTTTAGATTTAGTATTAGCCTCTCAAGTAACTCCTACTATTAGTGGTACTATAATAGCAAAAATAACAGAATTTAAAAAAGATTTTAAAGATAAAATAATAAACACTGAAGGGATTATATCTAATTTAAATACCCCCAGTAAATTTTTTGCAGATGAAGTTGATTCTTTAGAACCTTTTATTGATAAAGGTATTGAGGGAGTCCAAGGTACCATTGATCAATTACAAATATTATTAGACCAATTAAATACTATATGGGCTAACTTTAATTTATCTCTTCCTATAACTGAAACACAAGATACCACTACAGGAGACCAAGATACTAACACAGTATTAGGTGGTATTACATTTGAAACCTATTTAAAAAATCCTGATAATTTAAGAGATGTTATTACTAAAGTTGTTTTACCAACATATAAAGTTAGATATGAAGTAAGAAAAGATGGACCTGGTACTGAATTATATGAATCAGGTATAAAAGAAATACCAATAAATCAAAATATTTAATATTTATTAAAAACCATAAGATATGAAATTAAGTGCATTCGAAAAAATTATTAGAAAAGTTGTACGTGAAGAAATCGACTATGCATTACGACGTGAAATTCAGACTTTAAAAGAAGAATTAAACCAACAACCTAAACAGCATGTTATTGAATCTAAAATTAATAATGTAGAAGTAGAAGATTTTAGGTCTAAAATAAGAGCTCAAATGCCTTCATTTAATAGCGGCAATTCTACATTAGATTCTCTTTTATCTGAAACTGCTGTAACACCTACACCTGAAGAAACTTTTGCTTCTAATGATCCTGTAAATCAATTTATTAATAAAGATTGGAGTCCTGTAATGGAAGCTATTGATAAAAAGAAAAATTTTAGACCCTAATGGCTATTAAGCTTAGAAAATCTATTAGAATAGAGCCTGTCGATATTGATGAAAAAGTCGCAGTAGGGACAAGACTACCTTTTAATAGAAAAAAAATATTTGATTTAGATTATACAACTAAAGATCACGCTAAATCAAAATTAATTAATGTTTTATTGACTTCTCCTGGTGAAAGAGTTAATCATCCTAACTTTGGTGCAGGTTTAAAAAATAGGATTTTTCAGCAAAATACCCCTATAGCGGGTGATGAATTAAGAGCTATAGTAACACCCCAAGTTGAACAATATGTCCCCGAAATTACTTTAAAAAATATATCTTTAAGAGATGGAGGAGACCAAGGTCATATTTTATATATGACTGTTAATTATAGTTTAAATAATAATGATGAAGAAGATTCGGTTGCTTTAAGTTTTACTAACGACAATTTTAATAACGAAGTATAATGGCATACTCTACAACAGTTAACAATACAAAACCAGTAAGATACTTAGATAAGGATTTTAACGATTTTAAAAATGCCTTAATTAATATGGCAGAGGTATATTACCCTGATCTATTAAATGATTTTACTGAAGGTAGTCCAGGAACTATGTTTATTGAAATGGCATCATATATTGGTGATGTTCTTTCTTTTTACACAGATACCCAAATTCAAGAAGTATTCTTACAATACGCTCAAGAAAGAGAAAATTTATATGCTTTAGCTTATAATTTAGGATATGTTCCTGCTGTTACTACTCCAGCAGTTGTAGATTTAGAACTGTTCCAACAAATCCCTGCTATTAATGGGAATCCCGATTGGAAATATGCTTATAAGATAAGACAAAATTCTGATTTTTTGCCTAATAATGGTAGTGGAATAAAATACATTATACAGAAAGATGTAGATTTTGCTTTTTCCTCTTCAACTGATCTTACTGAACAAACTGTTTATTCTCTTGATGGGGGACAACCTGAATACTTTCTTTTAAAGAAAAAAGTTAAAGCCATTAGTGCCGAAATAAAAACAGCTACATTTGATATACAAGGTGCTGAAAGATTTAAAACTTTATCATTAGATGATAGCAATATAATAGGAATTCAATCAATCACAGACTCAGAAGGTAATACTTGGACTGAAGTACCATATTTAGCACAAGAAACCATTTTTGAAGAAGTACCTAATAATGAGGCATATGATCCTGATTTACCTCAATATAATGGACAAGTTCCTTATCTATTAAGGACTAAAAAAGTATCTAAAAGATTTACAACAAGATTTAGGTCTAATAAAAAATTAGAGATTCATTTTGGAGCTGGTTCAACAGGTGGAGATGATACTTCAATTATTCCTAATCCCGATAATGTTGGATTAGGTATTAGAGACGGAAGATCATTATTAGATGTTGCTTATGATCCTTCTAATTTTCTATATACTAAAGCATATGGTGAAGCTCCTTCTAATACTACTTTAACAGTTACTTATTTAGTAGGAGGAGGAGTTCAAGCTAATACTAATGCTAATACTATTAATAGAATAGGTAATGTTATTATAACTCCACGCCAAGGTAATTTAGAAACGAGTATTTTTAACGATGCTGTTGATTCTTTATCTTGTACTAATCCTACCCCTGCTTTAGGAGGGGGACCTGGTGATTCAGCTCAAGATATTAGATTAAATACTATGGCACAGTTTGCTGCTCAAAAACGAACCGTAACTAAAGAAGATTACATATTTAGAACATTATCAATGCCTGTTCAATTTGGTAATATTGCTAAAGCTTATATAGCACAAGATAATCAAATATCTCTTGAAACTAATAAACGTATTGCTAATCCTAATGCTTTAAATTTATACGTTTTAGGATATAATTTTAAGAAAAAGTTAGAAACATTACCCAACGCAGCTAAAATTAACTTAGCTACTTATTTAGAGCAATATAGAATGTTAACCGATGCTATTAATATTAAAAATGCTTCCATTCTTAATTTTAATATAGAATTTGATATTAATGTTAAAAAAGGGTTTAATAATGATTCTGTATTAATTAGATGTATTAATAGTCTTAAGGCTTATTTTAATATTGATAATTGGCAAATTAACCAACCTATTATAATAGGAGATATAAATAATATTTTATACACTATTGATGGGGTCCAAAATGTAGGTAAAGTAATTATAACAAATAAATATGGTATTAATGATGGGTATTCACAATTCAAATATAATTTTGAAGCTGCTACTCGAAATAATA